TATTGAATTGAGGATTGAACAGCATGGGTGGCAAAGGTAGTGGTGGACATAACAGGAAACCTGTTGAGCGCAAGCAGCGCATTGGCAATCCGTCTGGAAGGAAACTGCCCAAAGACACACCTACTGCATCTGTGACTGCACTTCCAACTTCTCACATCCCTGATCCTTCACGCCCGTTGGGTGAACAGGGTTTGCGTTTGTGGGCGCAGGTCTGGACTTCTGGTGCAGGCTGGTTGAAGCAGCAGATGGATACAGAACTTGTGTTGATGTTGTGTGAAGCGACAGAGGAACGAACAAGGTTGCGTGTGAGGTTGCAACAGAACCCTGATGCGTGGCGTGACCGTAGAGCGTTGCGTGAAATTGATCGGCAGATAATCACGCTGCTTGGTCAGATAGGATTTACTCCATCAGAGCGAGGACTGTTAGGAACAGGGGAAGTGAAACAGCATGAGTTCAGCGAACTCCACAAGCGCATTGCCGAAAAGCGTACTGCCAGCAAGTAAGTGGAAGCCTGCGTTTTATACGCCACGAAAGTTCACATCAACAGATGGTGATGAACTGATTGCTTTTGCTGAAGCGCACTTTCAAGTATTGAAAGGTTTTCGTGCTGGCGCACCATTAGAGTTCACGAACTGGCAGAAGTGGTTGCTGCGTTCTCTGCTTGAGCGCAATGATGAAACTGGCAGGCTGCGTTATCGCAGAGCGTTAATTGGATTACCACGCAAGAACGGCAAGAGCCTCATGATGAGTGCGCTTGGTGTGTTCACCATGATCAGTGGTGAAGCAGGTTCAGAAATATATGCGATTGCAAACGACAGACAGCAGGCACGAATCATTTTTGGTGAAGCGAAACAACAGATCCAGAACAGCCCGTTACTTAATGCTGAAGCAAAGATTTACCGTGATGCGATTGAGATGCCTCGTTTCGGTTCAGTGTTTCGTGTGCTGTCTAGTGAAGTGAAAGGTTTGGCTGGACTCAACCCATCAGTTTCCCTGATAGACGAAGTATGGGGTCAATCAAACAGCGACCTGTTAGATCAGATGCAGTTGGGTTCAGGCAACCGTATTGAACCAATCAGCATCAGCATCACTACAGCAGGATTTGATTTGGACAGTCCAGCAGGACAGATGTACCAGTATGGGAAGCAGGTTGCTGCAGGTGAAGTGGATGATGAAACATTTGGGTTCTGGTGGTGGGAAGCACCAGAGGACTGTGATCTGAATGATCGTAAAGCGTGGATGATTGCGAACCCGAACCTTGCTGAAGGGTTGCTTGATCCAGAGGATTTGGCTGCAGCAGTGAAACAGTCTGCTGAATCCAGTGTGCGCAGATGGCGATTAAACAACTGGACTAGAAGCCAAGAATCATGGCTACCTTCTGGTGCATGGGAACAATGTGTATCGCATACACATCAACTTGATCCTGATCTGCCTGTGTGGGTGGGAATAGATATGGCGTTGAAGCGTGACACAATCGCTGTCTGTGTGGCACAACCACAAGAGGACAGGGTTGTTGTTCGGGCAAAGATCTGGAATCCAGAACTGGAAGGTATTGACATTGCTGGAGTGGAAGCACACCTGCGAGAACTGCACAACACCTATGAGGTAAGGGAGTTCGTTTATGACCCTGCGTTTTTTGAGCGTTCAGCCGAATACCTTTCTGATGAAGGCATGAACCTAGTTACATTCCCACAGTCAGCATCACGCATGATCCCTGCTTGCGGTAACGCCTATGAAATGATTGTTGCCAAAAAGGTTGCACATGACGGATCACCAACCTTCACAGACCAAGTGTTATCTGCAGCGCAGCGCATGAGCGACAAAGGTTGGACATTAAGCAAAGGCAAAAGCAAACGCAAGATTGACGCTTGTATTGCTATGGTTATGGCATTAGATCGTGCAACAAGCAAACCTGAAACCCCAGAAGCAGAACCAGCAGTATTGGATATTTGGTCATGAAAATTAGAGAAGTAATCACAACAGCAGTTGAACTTATCGGTGCGGTCTGTGTTGTAGTCGGCATCTGTTCCTTCAGTGTTCCGATTGGTGTTATTGTGCTAGGTGTTCTCTTGATAGTCGGTGGAGGCTTGGCAGCATGAGTTTGTGGAAAAAATCTGAACAGCGTGCGCTACCAACAAGCATTGACCCGTATCAGATAACTGCACGCCCGTTGTACAACAACTGGTCAGGTGAAATTGTTACAGAGATAACTGCTGTTGCACATAGCGCAGTTCTCGCATCTGTGACTATCCTTGCAGATTCCATTGCATCAATGCCCGTTGAACTGGTGCGCAAGAGAGCAGACAGAATTGAAAAACTACCAACACCATCAGTATTCCAGCAACCAAACGACCACCAAAATATGTTTGAGTTCGTGCATCAAACAATGCTCACTCTTGCATTACATGGCAACGCCTACATTTATGCACCAAGAGGTGCAGACGGACTTCCCGTTGAAATGCGCAATATTCATCCCCACGCTGTCAAAGGAATTGCAATCACAGACACAGGTGAAATGATTTATGATCTAGGCAAAGTCCAATACTCCAGCAAAGATGTTCGTGCAATCCATTGGGCAATCCTTCCAAACCAGTTGCGAGGAATCAGCCCATTAGAAACAATGCGCAACACAGTTGGAATGGGCTTGGCAATGGATCGTTTCCTTGCACAGTTCTATGGCGAAGGTGCAACACCATCATCAGTATTGGAAACAGATGGCTCACTAACCACAGAGCAGGCACGCCAGATCCGTGACAATTGGGTTGAATCACACTATAAACACAGGAAGCCTGCAGTATTGCAAGGTGGTTTGAAGTGGCGCAGCATCACAACCAGTGCAGCCGATATGCAAATGTTGGAACACAAAGAATCAATCATTCGTGACATTGCCCGTGTGTATCGCATCCCATTGCACCTGATCATTGGAACTGGTGGCGATTCACAGACCTATCAAAACATTGAAGCATTGGGTTCAGCGTTCTTTAAGTACACACTGCTTGGTTGGGTTCGCCGTTTGGAATCAGCGTTTAGCGAAATGTTGCCACGCCCACAATCTGTGCGTTTCAATCCAGAGGAGTTTTTGCGTGCAGATCTTGCAACCAGAGTCCGTGCGCAGCAGACACAGATCATGGCTGGAACAATGACACCTAATGAAGCCCGTGAGATTGAGAACCGTGAACCTTATGAAGGTGGAGATCAATTCATTATGGGCGTGGCTGGCGCACCTATCGCTGGTGTTCAGGGTGGAGACTTGCCAACATTGGGTACTGATGCGATACCACCAGAACGCAGTTACCGAAACAACGAACCACAGTCATTGATCATCAATGAAACCCCACAAGACATTTCTATAAATATGCCTCAACAGCGTGTCAAGGTTGATTCACCTATTGTGAATCTCAAACCACAGACCATCAACATTCCTGAAACGGTTGTGAATGTGACCATGCCAGAAGCAAAGATGGTGCGCAGATCTGTTGAGCGTGATTCTGATGGGCGTATTGTTTCCATCACAGAGGAAAGAATTGAGGACTAATGGCAACAGGATTAAGTTCATATTTGGCTGGCTCATGGCTTGATGCTGTTGGCAACAACAGTTCATTTGCTGTTGCTTCTGTCTATATCAAACTTCATGTTGGCGATCCGTCAGCAAATGGAACAGCAAACCCTGCAACAGAAACAACACGCAAGGCAGCATCATTTGGTGCAGCATCCGCAGGTGTTCTTACTTCTGATGCAGATGTGACTTGGACAAATATTGCTGGATCACAAACAGCAACCTATTTCACAGCATGGGATGCAGCAACATCAGGAAACTTCTTGTTCTCTGGTTCAATCACAGGAAACCCATACACGGCTGGTGACACTTTCACCATCTCATCTGGTGCTTTGTCTGTTTCACTAACTCTCGCAAGTTGAGATAACAGATGAGCGTGCAACGCTTCACGCTAAACAGCAGCGAACTCAATGACGAAAACTTTGGGCTTGATGGTGCATCACCTGCGTTCAACTTGGACAGTTCAACTCTTGACGGTAACGGCAAACTTGATGGCGCAAACTTCCTCACAGTTGCAACAGCATCAACAACATTAGGTTCTGTAACTGCCACAGCCACAGCCAACATCACAAACCCTGTTCAAGCATCAGCATCATTTGGTTCAGCAGCAGGATCAGCAACATCTCTTATCAGCCATCAGGCAACTAGCACAGCAAATCTTGGAACTGTCACAGCGCAAGCCACAGCAAAAACAACAAACCAAGACACAGCAGCAGCAACACTTGGCGCACTTGACGCACAATCCTCCTCAACAACAACACATCTGGTTTCAGGTTCAGCGAACTGTCAAGGTGTTTCTGCTACAGCCAGCGCAATAATCAACAATCAAACAACAGCATCAAGCCAGTTAGGTGCTTTGACTGCTTCGGCAACATATGAAATTAGTGGGGAGAATATTGCTGCAGCCTTGCTTGGACAGTTAAACGCAACTGCAACAGCAACAATCACCCCATCTAAGAAACCTGCAGGTGGTGGTGGCAGGGTATTCATACAACCAAACTTCCCTCAAAGACCAAAACCAGTAGAGCCACAACAGGTTGCTGAAATTAAACCAGTTGAGGAAAAGAAACCAGTCGTTAAACCCAAGCCAATCAAAACTGTTAAGGCATCATCATCTGTTACTCTTGGTGGTGCTTCTGCGCAGGCAGTTGGTATTCTTGCATGGATTGCAGAATTGGATGATCTTGAGGTGTTGGAACTGTTATGAAAGCGTACAAAAAAACTGTTACAGATACCGTTGTTGAGTTAGTTCCTAGAGACAGCATCAATCGCCCTGTATATGTACAGATTGAAGGAAACAACACTGTTTATATTGGTGGTGCAAATGTGACAGCAGATCAGGGCTTTCCGATTGTTAAACACGGCGCACCTATTCAGGGTGGGCTTGGTGCAGGTGATGGGCTGTGGGGTATCTGTGCATCAGGTCAAACAGAAGTGATCCGTATCATCACGATTGACGCAGACTGATCATGCCTTACGGAATATCAGCAAATCAATCTGATTGTTCTAATTGGGCTGCAGTAAAGATTGAATCAGATGGATCAGCAACAACGCTTGCCTGCTACACAACCAAACAAGATGCTATTGATCGCATGGTTGCACAATCATTGGCTGAAGGTTTAGAGCCAGTTGGTGAAGTGGGGCAGCGCAAGATGAGCAAACGCAATGATGAGATGGTGGCGTTCATTGATTCAGCGATAACAATTCTGATGCAGGCAAAGGCTTCGTATGAGGCTGATGAACTTGAGGATGAACTTGAGGATGAACTTGAGGATGAGCCAGATGAGGAAATTGAGGATTCTGAATATCGGGCAGTTGATTTGTCTGCGCCTGCGTTCATGCGTGCTTCAGCCAAGCGTGGTCTGGCGTTGCATGAGCAGGGTTTGTCTGGTGATGGGCTTGTTCCACAGACCGTTGAGGATGCACGCAAGATGGCTGCAGGTCAGATCAGTGAAGCAAAGTGGCGCAAGATTGGTGCATGGATTGCACGACACATTGACGATCTAGACGCTGTGCAAGGTGATGAGATCACTGCAGGTTTAGTGGCAATGTTGCTGTGGGGTGGTGGTGCAACTAAGGCTTCAGCACGCAGGGCGCAGGAATATGCGTATCGTGTTGTGGAAAGATTAGATTCCGAATAGTAAGGTAGAAAATTATGAGCGAACTTGTGCAATGGGTGGCAACTGAAGTAGATGAGAAGCGCAGCATTGCGTATTCCAATCTTGAGGTTCGTGCAGAGAATGAAGGCAGAACGATTGTTGGCTATGCAGCCATTTGGGATTCACCATCTGAGTACATGGGTTTCACAGAGTTTGTTAAGCGTGGTGCTTTCTCAAAGACTTTGAATGATGGTGCTGATGTGCGTTTGTTGATTGATCATGAAGGCGTACCGTTGGCACGCTCTAAGTCTGGCACTCTTGCACTTGAGGAGGATGAGCGTGGTTTGCGTGTTGAAGCAGAACTTGATCCAATGAACCCTGATGCTGCACGAATTATGTCAGCAATGAAGCGTGGCGATCTGTCGCAGATGAGTTTTGCGTTTCGCACAGTCAAGGATTCGTGGAACGCTGATCGTTCAGTTCGTGAACTGCGTGAGGTTCAACTGTTTGATGTGAGCGTTGTTACCTTCCCTGCCTATGAGCAGACGGTGGCAGAGTTGCGCAAGATAAATGCACCTGTTACTGTTGCACCAGTTTCTACATTGAGCCTGAGAAAAAATCAGGTTGCTTTGCAGAAACTTCGCAGCCGTTAGACAGCCGACCTTATTGGTCACTGACCTCCTAACACTGAAAGGAAAACACATATTCAAATCAGATGATCTTGGAGGTCATTATGTCATTTAGTAAGTCACTTATTGAAAAGCGTGATGCTGCGCTTGCAAAGGCAGATGCCATTGTTGCAGCAGCACAAGCAGAAGCCCGTGAACTCACCCCAGAACAGGATGCAGAAATTGTTGCAGCACTTGATGAGGTTCGTTCATTGGATGAGCAGATTGCAACCCACAGCGAACTTGAAAAGCGTTCGGCTGAGGCTGCAGAACTCCGCAAGGAAAAGAAGTTTGATGCAGCAGTTGCACCAGCAGTAGTTAAGTCAGAAGCACGCACCTACAGTCCAAAGGCTGAAGTTTCGTTTGTTGCTGACGCATACGCTGCACAGTTCAACAACGACTTCGCTGCCAAAGAGCGTCTTGCACGCCACATGCAAGAGGAAAAGATTGAACGCCGTGATGTAACCAGCGCAAACTTTGCTGGTTTGGTTGTTCCACAATTCCTCACTGACTTGGCTGCACCATTCGCCCGTGCAGGTCGCCCGTTCTTGGATGTTGCTCGCAAGCATCAACTCCCTGAATCTGGTTTGACCATCAGCATCAGCAAGGTCACAACTGGATCTGCAACCGCAGTACAAACTGAAGGTGCAGCAGTTCAGGAAACCAACATGGATGATACGAAACTTGATGTTTCGGTAGTCACCGTTGCTGGTCAGCAGAATGTGAGCCGTCAGGCTCTTGAGCGTGGCACAGGCATTGACTCATTGGTAATGGCAGATCTTGTTTCTGCATACAACACCAACCTTGATTCATTGTTTGTAACCACCAGCGCAACATCACTAACCAATGTGATCTCGCAGGTTGTCACCTACACTGATGCTTCACCATCTGTTGCTGAGTTGTATCCAAAACTGTTGGATGCTGTACAGCGCATTCAGACCAACTACTTCGGTGGACCAAACTTCATCTTGATGCACCCACGCCGTTTGGCTTGGATTCTTTCAGCACTTGATACCACCAACCGCCCATTGGCAGTGCCAGTAGGTAACGGTGCGTTCAACGCTGTTTCAGTTGGTCAAGGTTCAGTTGTTTATGGCAACTCTGGCTACACGATTGCAGGCTTGCCAGTAATCACTGATGCCAATGTGATCACAACCAACGGTGCTGGAACGAACGAGGATGTCATCATTATTGGTAACACCCAAGAAGCACACCTGTGGGAACAGGGTGATGGTTCGCCAATGATGTTGCGCTTTGAGCAACCAAAGGGTGCTGAACTTGATGTTCAGATGATCGTGTACGGATACAGCGCATTCACTGCGAACCGTTATCCAAACGCTTTCGCCCTTGTTGGTGGAACTGGATTGGTAACTCCAACCTTCTAAAGCCGATAACTACATTTCGGATTAGAACCGAAAGACCGCCAGCATCTTGAACGGTGTTGGCGGTCTTTCTATTTTCAGGTGTATGATTTGCGACATGAACAAACATATTGAAGCCTTACTTGTTGAGCGTTCTGGTTATGAGCGCAGAGGTCTGAAGGATCGTGTGAAAGCCTGTGATGAAGCATTGCGTGCATTAGGTCATTCGGTCAAAACACCAGAGGTTGAAACTGCAAGCATTGAACCTGTAGCAGAGCGTGCTACACGCAAGGCTGCACCTAAGCGTAAGGCGTAATCAATGGCAATCGTAAATGGTTACTGTTCCCTGCAGGATGTGAAGTCTGCGCTCAGGCTCACAGACAATGTGGATGATGGGCTTCTTGAGAAGGCTATTGAATCTGCCTCACGCAGAATTGATGGTTACTGTGGCAGGTTCTTTTACAAGTCCACATCAACATCAATCAACATTTACCCAATCAATGAATACTTGTTGCGTATGCCACAGGACTTGGCAACCAGCACTGTCACGATCAAGATTGATACAGAAGCAAATGGTACTTATGCGACCACGCTGACACAGGGCGTTGATTATATTCTTGAACCTACTGACGCTGCGCTTCGTGGCTACCCTTATGTTCATGCCCGTATGGTTGGTGGTGCAACCTTCCCTCTATATGTGACACCATCATTCCCAACGGTTCAGGTCACAGCACAATGGGGTTGGAACGCTGTGCCTTCTGATGTGTCTCAGGCTTGTGTACTTCTCGCTATGCGCCAGTTCGCCAGATTAAACGCTGCGCTTGGTGTTGTTGGTTTCGCTGATATGGCGTTGCAGGTTCGTGCTGTTGATCCTGATGTGCGTGACCTGCTGAATCAGTATGTGGTGTTTGGGGCTATCTGATGCCAGCAACTGTTTCGCAAGTTGCTGATGGACTGAAGGCAAGACTGGCAACAATCTCAGGGCTGCGCACTTTCAACTATCAGCCTGAGCAGGAGAACCCACCTTTCGGATACCCACAAATCAACAGCATTGATTACCACAGAGCCTATAGCGGTGGTGATGTGGTCATGAACTGGACTGTGTATGTGGTTGTTGGTCGTTATCTTGATCGCACAGCGCACGCACAGTTAGATGATTACCTTTCATATTCTGGTGCTAAGAGCGTGCGTGCAGCAATAGAGGCTGATCCGACACTTGGTGGCGTGTGTTCAACTCTCATAGTACGCTCAGGTGCAGACATAACCAGTCTTGATGCTGGTGGCGCACAGTTTTTAGTTATTCAAATGCAAGTGGAAGTTCACGGATAGGAAACATCACATGACAACTTACAAAGTTTTGAGCGATAGGTTTGCGCTTGGCGAAAAGGGAAAGACAGTGGACAGTGATGCTCTTGTTGGGTGTAACATTGAGGCATTGGTTGAAGCAGGACATCTCGCTGAAGTCAGTGCAAAAGTTTCAAAGTCAGTAACAAGCGAACAGGATAAATAATCATGGCTCAAATCGTTCTCAAAGATGTTGGAATTACTATCAACGGCACAGAGTTGTCAGATAGATCAAACTCTGTTGAAGTGAATTATGAAGTGGAGTCAGTTGAAGTGACTGCGTTCGGAGGCAACCGTTCATTCGTTGGCGGCTTGCAGAACAACACTTGCACTGTTGAACTGATGCAGGACTTCGCTGCAGCAAATGTTGAGGCAACAATTTTCCCATTGGTCGGAACACAGACCACGATTACTTTTGAACCAATCAAGTCTGCTGGTTCACCTTCAGCAACGAATCCTACCTACACAATCACTGGCGCATATCTCGCCAGTCACACACCAATCTCTGGTGGTGTTGGTGAACTCTCAATGACTTCATTGACATTCACTGGTGGAACGCTGGTCAAGACAGTTGCATAAATAAATCAAAACAATTAGAAGGAGACTGCAATGAAAATTGCTTTAATGGTTGAGTTCAATGACGGAACAAAGTCTGATGTTGATGCTGTGTTTGCTGACTTCGTAGCGTTTGAACGCACATGGCAGCGCAGTGTTGCACGCTTTGAAACAGAGATTCGCTTAACGGATCTTGCATGGTTGGCATGGCACAGTGAGACACGCACACGCAAAACCAGTTTGAAGTTTGATCCTGACTGGATTAACACTGTCACTACGGTTGAGATCCGTGAGGAAGTTGAAGCCCCAAAAGCCGATTAGGTGACGATTCCGCACACTGGATTGTCGCCTATTTAGCCTGCGAAACTGGCATTGCACCCAAACATTTATTGGATGAAAGTGATGTGATGATTCAAGCCATGTTGGATTATCTTTCCAAGAAGGCTGAACGGGCTAATCGCAAACGGTAGTAACATCTGCACATGATCAAAGTTGATGTGTATGGTGTGCGTGAAACGCTTGCGGAGTTGCGCAAGTATGAGGCTGAGACTTTTAAGCGCATTAAGAAGGATCTGATTCAGTCTGCTCAACCTGCTGCTGATGCTGTGGGTCGTGAGTTCCCTGATGAACCTTTAATGAATTGGCACACATCTGGTGGAAGGCTTGACAGTAAATCTAATTTGCCTCCTTACAACGGTGCTTCAGCGAAAAGAAAAGTGAAAGTTGTTGTCAGTACTAAGCGACCAAGAAACATGAACCAATATGGTTTGATTCGTTTGCAGCAGATGGATGCTGGTGGTCAGGTTTATGATTCTGCTGGTGCTATCACTAAGGCTGCTAGAGGTTCTAGTGCTTCTGCTGGACAGAAGTTTGTTGCCAATCTTGATAAGCGTTCAAAGCAATCAGCAGGGAATGGCTGGCGTTCCCGTGTAATGTATCCAGAAACGAAAAAGAATATGCCGTTGATTGAAAAGGCTGTTGAGGCTTCTATTCGTAAGATTGATGGTGAATTACAGAAGCGATTGAACGGATAACCCTATGGCAGTTGGCGTAAATATAGTCAGTACCTTTGACAGCAAGGGCATCAGCAAGGCTATTAAGGACTTCCAAAAGATTGAGGGTGCAGGCGGCAAGGCTGCATATTCCTTAAAGACTTTGGATCGTGCTGCTTCAAATGGTGTAAAGAATCTTGCCAAGATTGGTGCAGCAGTTGGTGTTGCTGCAGGTGCTATCGGTTTCAAACTTGCTTCTGCAGCGTATGAATCACAGAAGGTGATGGCTCAAACCACAGCGATCATCAAGGCTACTGGTGGTGCTGCAGGTGTTACAGCAACACAGGTTTCTAATTTGTCAGAAAAACTTGCACTTCAAATTGGTGTGGATGATGAGTTAATTCAGAAGTCTGCCAACCTGTTACTCACTTTTAAGCAGGTGCAGAATCAGGTTGGTGAGAACAACAACATCTTTGATCGTGCTGTTATAACTGCACAGGATTTGGGCAATGTGTTTGGTTCTGCTGATGCTGCAGCAATGCAACTTGGTAAGGCGTTGAGTGATCCTGTGAAGGGTATTACTGCTTTGCGTAGGGCTGGTATTAACTTCACTGAGCAGCAGAAGGAACAGATCAAAACACTGGTTGCTTCAGGGGATATGTTGGGTGCGCAGAAACTCATTCTTGCTGAGGTGGAATCACAGGTTGGTGGTACGGCTGCTGCAACTGCCACAGGTTTTGATCGTATGCGTGTCGCTATGGGGAATGTGGCTGAGGAGTTTGGTGCAATCCTGATTCCATACATTGAACGCTTTGCAAACTTTATTACTCAAAAGGTTGTTCCATATCTGACGAACCTTGCTGATGTTCTTGGTGAGAAGGGTGTTGGTTCTGCAATCGGAATGTTGGCTGGTGATTTCCTTAATTTGACTACCAACATGGGCAAGACTGGCAACATCATTTTGGGTATTGCAACAGCGTTCCTGATGTTGAAGGCTGCAACTGTAGCGTTCACTATTGCCCAGACTGCCGCAACTATTGCCACTGCAGCATTTGGTATCGCACTGAACGCTACTGGTATTGGTTTGATAGCAGCAGGCATTGCTGCTGTAGTGGTTGGGCTGATCGCTTTGTATGTGAAGTTTGAGGTTGTGCGCAAAGTCGTGAACTCTGTAATCAATTTCATTATTGGTTTGATTGAGAACTGGTTGAACACTTGGATTTTTGTTATCAACAGAATCATTGACGGAATCAACCTGCTGATTAAGGCTGCCAATTTCTTTGGCGCAGGGCTAGAGGAATTAGGTCATATCGGGGAAGTTGAGTTTGGGCGTATCGGTAATGCTGCTTCTGGCGCACGCAAACAAATCGGCAGTGTTGCTGAGGTTGCTGGTGCTATGGCAGAAAAAGAAGGTGGCGTTCAAAAGGTTGTCAAAGCGTTGAAAGATATTGGTGGTGGTGCAGGTGGTGGGGCTGCTGGTGGTGCAGCCAAAGCGGTTGAGACTGCGAAAGAAAAACTAGAGAAATATATTGATGCGTTGAAGGGCATGAGTTCTGCACAGAAGTCTGCCCGTGATGCTGACAAATCGTTGATGAAGTCACGCACAAGTTTGGCTGAGGCAACCACCAAACTCACTGATGCACAAGCATATTTCAATCAGGTTGTTGCAGGTTATGGTGCTAACAGCAAGCAGGCTAAGGATCGCCAGTTGGCTTTGCGTAAGGCGCAGGGTGCTGTTGAGCGTGCTGGTTATGATGTTGAAAGTTCAGTGTTCGCTGTAACTAGAGCAGAACAAGAGTTGGCTGCAGTTCGTCTTGATCCTGAATCGTCTGCGCAGGCTATTCGTGAATCTGAGATTGCTTTGGCTGAAGCGAAACTGGCTGTTAAGGATGCAACTGAATCGCAAGTTGAGGCAACGGATGCTCTTGCTGAGGCAGAGCAACTTTTGGATGAGGCGATTAACGGTGCGAAAGAAGGCAGTGACGCATACACAGAAGCATTAGACAAATTGAATGATGCTAAGAAAGCACAGGTTGATGCTACTGATGCTGTGACTGAAGCATTGGAACGCCAGACTGAAGCAGTTGAACGACTTGCTGAGGCAGAGGAAAAAGCACGCAAAGCAAGAACTGGTGTTGATGCTGGTGACGCTGCTGCTGCAGAAACAAAGGTTGGTGTTGCACCTTCACCTGTTGCCACAGGTGGTTTGTTTGGTTCGTTTATGGAGGCTGTGCGTGGACTGCATCCAAACAGCAAAGCATTGAAGTCATCTACACCAGTGACTGATGCACGCAAACAGTTCCCGAAACTGTATGCCGAATATAAGGCAAAAGGTTTGGCTATGGCACAGGGTGGAATCATCACAAAGCCAACACAACTTCTTGCAGGTGAGGCTGGTGCAGAGGCAATCATTCCACTGGACAAACTGCAATCAGGAATGACTGTCAATGTCACAATCAATGCTGGTATGGGTACTGATCCAGCGAAACTTGGTGATGAGATCGTTGATGTTTTGACTAGGTATCAGCGCAGGAATGGTGCGTTGCCACTGAAGGTTGCCTGATATGACCACAATGGCTTGGGGTGAGAACATCCAGATTTTCATGGAGTTGGGGTTTCCTGTAAATCCTTTCACGCTCGACGATGCCGTGCTTGGCGTTTTAGATGAGGATTATCTTGATGGCACTTTGATTGGTGATGATGTGTCACCTTATGCTCAAGAGGTTTCTATCTCACGTGGCCGTTCTGACCAGTTGCAGAACTTTAACGCTGGTACTTGCAGTGTGCGTTTGTTGAACCGTGATCGCAGGTTTGATCCAATTAATGAAAGTTCCCCATATTGGAATAGCACGCTTGGTGTTTCTGGTGTTGCGCCACGCAGGAAGGTAACTGTTGTTTCTGATGGTGTCGCATTGTTCACAGGGCGTATCACAGACATTGATGTTTCCTATGAGCCAAACAATCCGAACGCAACCAGTGAGAACAGTTATGTGACTATCACGGCTGCAGATGACTTTGTGCTGTTGGCAAACACATTCACAGAATCACCTATTACACCAACGCAAGAGTTGTCTGGAACACGGGTTGCAACAATCCTTGATCTGCCAGAAGTCGGATACCCTGCAACTAGGGACATTGATGCTGGTTCAGCAACATTGGGTGGTGGCGCAACCTTTGAGATCGCAGGCAACAGCAATGTTCTGACCTATCTGCAGTCAGTTGCTACCAGCGAACAAGGCTATTTCTTTGTTGCAGCGAACGGTGATTTGACTTTCACGGATCGCATTGCAGCCTCGTTTGCAACGATCAGCGCATACTTCTCTGACGCTGGAACAAACATCCCTTACACAAGCCTTTCAGTTATGTACGGGCAAGAGTTCCTATACAACAAGGTGGTGTGTTCTGTTGAGGGTGGCACAGATCAAACAGTGAATGATGTTGCCTCGCAAACTGAATACGGGATTTCAACACTCAACCTTTCAGGTTTGTTGTTGGTTGATGATGCTGCAGCCCTAGCACTTGCAACCGATCTGCTGGACAGGTACAAGTTGCCTGAATACAGGTTTGACAAACTGCAGACCATCTACAATCCTTTGAACTCTGTGAAGCAGGCTGATCTAACAGGGCTTGAGATTGCTGATGTTGTGAGCATTACACGCACCTACCCAACAGGAACACCAGCCAGTGTCACTAAGGAATACAGCATTGAGAACATCCGTCATGTGATCAGCCCTAGTTCACACACGGTTGAGTTCGGGCTTGCTGTTGCTGATCTGGTTTACCCATTCACACTGGATGATGCAACCTTTGGTGTGATGGACTCTACAAACGCACTAACTTAGGGTGTTACACTAGGAGGCATTATGGCTAAACAAACATTTACTTCAGGTCAGGTTCTCACTGCAGAACAACAAAACGCTTTGCAGGCTAATGATTACAACTGGACTGTGAGCAATAAAACGGCAAACTATACGCTTGTTGCAGCCGATAAGGGAACACGAATTGTGATGAGTAACGCTGGTGCTACCACAATCACAGTGAACACAGGTTTGTTTGATGCTGGCGATACTTTGTTTATTCAGAACATTGGTGCAGGTACTTGCACTATTACTGCTGGAACTGCAACAGTTACAACTGCTGGCTCTTTAGCGTTGGCACAATGGGGAGGTGGCACGCTTTATTTTACAAGTGCTAGTGCTGCTGTTTTTTTTAGTGGTGGTGGTGCTAACTATGGCACTGCTTCAGGTGGCACATCAACAACTGTAAGCGGAGTTGCCTATCAGTATCTTGCGTTCACTTCATCTGGAAGTTTTACACCAACCAAAGCAGGCTTGTTTGATGTGCTTGCGTTTGGTGGCGGTTGTGGCGGTTCGGCAGACTTCTCATATAGCGGTGGTGGTGGTTCAGGTGGAATATCACAGCAGACTATTTATCTAAACACAGATGCGCAAACTGTCACTATTGGTGCAGGTGGTGCGGTAGATTCCAGTGGAAACCCATCAAGCATTGGAGTAATACCTAACGCTATTGCGGTGGCTGGTGGAAGTTTTACTGCTGTTCCTGTTTCTTTGCGTTTTGCGCCCTTAGGTGGAATGTCAGGTGCAACTGGCGGTTACAACGCAGGTGTCACAAATGTTCAAGGTTATGTCGGTGGGACTTCAAACACTAACGCTGGAGGTGGTGGTGGTTCAACTACTGCTGCAGGTGGAAACGCATCAGCAAATATCGGAGGTAATGGTGCGGCTGGTTATGATGTGAGCGCATTTATTGGCAGTTCAGCACTTTTGAAGGGTGCTGGAGGTGGTGGTGGAGCAGGTACAACTGGTGGAACTGGTGGTTCATCAATAGGCGGAAATGGTGCAAGCGGTGCAACCAATGGGACATCTGCTGGTAACAATACTGCTTCTGGCGGTGGTGGTAGAGGTTCAACAGGAACGGCTGGTGCTGGTGGTTCAGGTATTATTTATATTCGTTGGAAGGTCTAACTGTTATGGCGCACTTTGCAAAAGTAGAGAACAGCATTGTTGGTCAAGTAATCGTTGTATCAAATAACGATTGTGGTGGTGGTGAGTTCCCTGAATCAGAACCAATCGGTCAGGCGTTTATTGCTTCACTTGGTTTAGATGGTCAATGGTTGCAGACTTCGTATCACGCAAACTTTCGTGGCGCATATGCAGGCATTGGTTTCACCTATGATGCTGAACTTGATGAGTTTGTAGCACCTGCACCAATAGAGCCATAATGTGTTTCAGTCTCGTTGGCTGATCTTTCTCCCTGTAGCCCTGTTTGCATTATTCGCACCACAGCGTGCTGAAGCATCACAAGTTGGGTTGCTGGTTCGTGGATATCAGGTAACAGAGATCCCACCAACAAAATCTGATGTTGCTTATCCTTTGTGTGGTAGCAGTGTTGAGCCGTTTATTAATGCCACTTGGGATTATGAGCCGTATCAGCAATGTGATTGGGATTTGTTCATGTTGCATTACACGGGCTTTCTGCAGATACCTGAGCATGAAACCATTGAGTTTTGGGTTGCGTCTGATGATGGTGGCACAGTCAAGATTGGCACTGAGGAGTTTGGTGTTTGGCAGGATCAAGGTTGCAGCGCAACTGAAACAGGTTTGATTGATATTGCTGCTGGCACACAGGTTATTGATGCATGGTTTTATGAGAACGGTGGCGGTACTTGTTTCATGCTTGCATGGAACATTGACAACACAGGGTGGGCGATTGTTCAACCAGAGTTCTTTACTAGTGAACCTTTGACAGTACAGACAACTTCAACACTTGAAACCACAACAACAGAATCAAGTACTACGACAACGGGGATGCCAGCAAGCACCACCACAACATCTATTTACCTGCCAACCACAACGGCAGCACCACAAACAACAACAGCATTGCCCCAAACAACCTCATCTGTTATTCCCCAACCCGATCCTCTACCAGTTCCAATAGTCGTGGCAACCACTTCAATACCAGCCACAACAACCACCCTAGAACTCCTACCAGAAACAACGCTGACCACATCCCCACAGACTACAAGCAGCAGTATCCCTGCCACGACAATCGCCCCATTGCCTCCTGTAAGCGTTTCTAACGCACCAGAAACCACAACCAGTACCTACACAGCACCTGAAACGGGAGAGCCTTTAACGCAAGCGCAATTTGCGGAAGCCCTAACAGCCCTATCAGAAGCAACACCAGAACAGGTGACAGAAATTGTGGACACAATCCTTGCCAGCGAGGTCACATCAGAACAGGCTGAACAGTTAGTGGCAGCAGTAGAAGTGCTATCTGCAATCACAGGTGAGCAAGCACAAGAGTTATTTCAAGCGATTGAACCAGCACAACTATCAGAATCAATGGCAGCAGTAATTGCTGACGCAATGAACGATCCTGCTGTATCTGATGAAGTGAAAGAAGCGTTTGAGGAAACGCTAAACATTTTCGGCAATGACGGATTCTCCACATATGTTCCACTTGATTCAAATGTGAATGTGGCTGTACGGCGCACAATTATTGCAGGCACTACAATCCTTGTTGCTTTACCGTCACCAGTTCCTACGAGGCGCACATGAAAAAGATTCACGATTATCTGATTGAGAACGCATGGGTTTGGGCTGGAACAGGTTTGGTGTTGCTCACTTTGTCTGGAACAACTTTGCGTCAAGCCTTATGGATTACCTGTTTGACGGTACTAGTACACTTCATGGCAACAATGTTAAAGAAAGGTGATCCAGAATGAAAAAGGCTCAAGATGTCGCAGGCAGAATTATTGCGTTGTTTCTCACTAATGCGTTGGGTGTAATCACAGGTGCATCTGTTATTGCACCAGAGTTGGAGATTTGGAAGGCTGCAGCGTTGGCTGGTGCTGTGTCGGTGTTCAAGGTTGTTGAATCGTTGGCACGGGCTTCTGTTGATGGCACGCTAACGAAGGATGAAATTGATGCAGCGTTTGGTGCAACACCAAAAAAGATTGCAGCAAAGAAGGCAGCGAAATGAAACGCCCGTACACAGGAAACAAAGATGGTGCTGCAACTGGTGAACATCCACAACTCACTGCACTGATCAAAGAACTAACGAAGGCTTACAGTCCTGCGCTCTGGAACAATGGTTCATGGGGTGTGAGAAATATGAGAGGGAAGGAATCGTTGAGCGTTCATGCAACAGGTAGGGCTGTAGATATTTCGTGGCGCAACATGGGTGACGGCAAGCGTGGTGTTGCTAAGGGTGGGCGCAAGTATGCAATGGCTGCAATGGATTATTTGGTGAAGCACGCTGACGCTTTGGGTATAGAAATGATTATTGATTATTTCCCCACCCCATACGGAAGGGCAGCCAAGTGCGATAGAGACATGGCATGGCAGAAGTACACAAAAGAAACTGTGCATGGCGCACCTAATGGCGATTGGTTTCACTGTGAGGTTGATGGCAAGAAATCATCTGAGCAGATCAAGGCTGTGTTTGCAGCCAACCCACCAGAGAAGGTAGTGGTTGGTGCATAAATGGATGCTGGACTTGCTGCCATAATCGTTGCTTGCATCACAACGCTTGGTGGCATTGTGGTTGGTTTCATGCAATCATTTAAGAAGGAGAGCAAGGAAGCCAGAAGGGAGAACCGTGAGGATCATGCTGTTGTGCAGATGCAACTCAAGATGATCTACAAAGGTTTGAACAAAGTAGATAACAAGTTAGAACAACACATTCAAGATCACAGAGAAGGTGAGCATGGGAAAGTTATTACAGCAGATAGAGGCAACGCCAGTTAATACTGGTGGAAAAGAATCAACAGTTGATCTGGCGATTCAATCAATGCAAGGTGAGGACAGAGAGGACTTGGTGTGCGCTTTGCGTAACACAACAATCTCTGCATCAGTCATATCGCAAGTGTTGCAAGACAATGGTTGCGAAGTCTCAAGAAATGCAATCGTGCGTTGGCGAAACAGGGAAGGTGTCTGATGGGCTTGGGCGATCAAATCAATGAGGCGTTAGAGGTTGAAAGCAATGGTGAGTTGTTGCGTTTGCGTAAGCAGCGTGACAGTTATGCGAACCAGAATGTGCGCTTGCAAACGAAACTGGATGAGTTAGAGCGTGCGCTTTCTGTGGTGGATCAGGTTGATGGGCTGACTGTTCAGCCTCCTATTTGGCTTGCACCAGCGAAACCAAAGACCCATGCAGCAACCCTTGTGGTGATGTTGTCTGATACACACTTTGACGAAGTGGTGAACCCTGACGAAATGGAAGGGCTGAACGCATACAACCGTGAGATTGCAATGTTGCGTTTGGAGAAGTGGACACAGAATGTGATCAAGATGGCACGCCACTATTTATCAGGTGTGAACTATGACGGAGTTGTGTTGATTCTTGGTGGTGACATTTTCAGTGGTGACATTCATGAGGAACTAGCACTGACTAATGAGGACACCATGATTGGCTCACTGCTGTTTTGGGCTGAACAGGTATCGGCTGCAGTAGAACTACTGGCAACAGAGTTCAAGAAATGTCATGTGGTTTCGGTAGTTGGTAATCATGGTCGGACTACACGCAAACCTCGCATGAAGCAGCGTGTGAAAACAAACTTTGACTGGCTGTTAGCAAAGATGGTGGAACGCAGTTTCACTAAAGATAAACGGGTGACATTCACCATCCCTGAATCGGCTGATGCGCTGGTACAGATCTATGACTATGGGCATCTGATTACGCATGGTGATCAGGTTTCTGGTGGTGGTGGTATCGGTGGTATCTATCCACCAATTATGAGGATGCGTGCAAGAAAACACGCACGGTACATGGTCACTGGCAAGTCATTCCAAACCTTGTGGCTTGGTCACTGGCATCAGTACATCAGCACACCTTCAATGGTGGTGAACGGATCACTGAAGGGCTATGACGAATATGCAATGTTGATGGGGTTCGGTCATGAACCACCACAGCAAGCATTGGGAATCGTCACACCAGAACGCAACCTGACAATCCAAGCACCAGTGTTCTGCATGGATCGCAAGAAGGAAGGCTGGTGAATCATGGCAACTTTTGTAGAGATCGTTTGGCATGATGCGCACGCAGACACAAACACTTGGATTGAAAAAGATGAGATTGATGGCAACCCATGCGTGGTTGTGTCATGTGGCATCTTGTTGCCTGACACAAAAGCGGATCACATTGTTCTCTCACAATCGTTAAACAGTTATGACCAATACGATTGTGTGTTGTCTGTTCCTGTTGCAATGGTGCAGTCAATGCGTGTGTTGGGCAGTGGACTGGATGCGAACGAACATCTAGGGTGAGTTCTGTCCTGAGTGTTCTCCTTCTCCGCTCAGGGCTTGGTTGAGCAGCCCTGCCCCGTAATACGGGGTGGGGTTGTTCCCAAACCCAATACCTGTATAGGTTTTAATAACTTGCATTGGGTATGGCTGGCAGGGCATACTTGATGTATGGGGAAGTACCCCACGCTCAAGAGGAGGGCATTATGAAAAAGTCAGTGACTTGTAAGAGGTGTGGTCGCAATGATCTTGCTTGGAGAGAATCCAAAGCAGGCAAGTGGTATCTCACCTACAACGAAGGTGTTGAGATCAGTGGCGAAACTGGAAGGCATATTAAGACTATTCATCCAGCGCATGAGTGCTTGGTGCGTGACGGTGAACTTACTGAGAAGCGTTGTGATCTCATATTGCGTGGTCGCATCACAACCACTGATGAGGAAATTGCAGAAGCACAAGCAATGGAGAACGCAGCGATTGATGCGTTTGAGGCAAAGAACGGTTACAGACCTTTAAGTTGGGCTTGGTAGGAGGACTGATGGCTACACATGATGAGAAGGCTTATCTGCATGATCGGATCAATTCGGTCATGCAGATATTGATTGGGATTGTTCAGGAAATGGAAAAGTGGGAAACCGAAGTGCCAACAGATTTGGGGGATGAGTGATGGCACGCCAGAATGAGCAGCGTTGGTTATGTGGTCAGTGTGGTAATCGGATCACAACATATGTGAAAGTCAGTGAGCCACCAGTTTGCAGCAAGCATCTGAAGCCTGTGCGCATGGCAGAGACATACAAGATCAAGTGGGGTGAGCAGAAGTAACTGTGTAACACCCATTGGTTAGAACTAGATCAAACAACAAACAGAGGAGAAGGAAATGCAAGTAATACCGAAAGCCAAACATGGCAGCAAAGAATGGTTGCTGGCACGCTGGAAAGATGAGCAAGGGCGTTGTGTCTTTGGTGCATCAGACATTCCAGCATTAATGGGTGCAAGCCCATACAAAACCAGAGGAGAATTGTTTGCTGACAAAGTGAACGAACCTGTTGAGCAAGAGGAGACTGCTGTGTTTAGGCGTGGCAACCTGCTTGAGAAACCGTTGCTTGAGGAAGCGTCACGCATACTTGGCACAAACATATTCACACCAGAAGTGATCTACCGTGACGGGCGATTGTCAATCAGCCTTGACGGTGTGGACAATGAACAGCAACCAACTGTTGTTGTTGAGGCTAAGACTTCAACCCGTTACAGCATCTACACATCAGATGATTTGCCTGATGAGTGGTGTTGGCAGGGTTGGGCGCAGATGGCTGTTCTGAAAGTGCCTGTGTGGTTCGTTGTGTTGGATCGTGATCAGCGCATATCTGTTGTGGAACTACCAGCGAACCTGAAAGCGATTGATGCACTGCAACTTGAGGCATCAGTGTTTGGTGGTTGGGTTGATGGTGATCCTATGGATGAGGACATAAACAACTTCAGTGCAACTGACATTGCACGCATCTGGAAGGCAACACCAACCAGTGTGGAACTTCCTGCTAGTGCAGTTGATTGGGCTTTACAACTGGAGGAGGCACGGGCTTTGGCAAAGCAGGCTGCTGATCTGGAAAGCAAGGCGAAGGATGCGCTTGCACAAATGTTGTTGGGTAATGAGATTGGCACTGTTGATGGTGTGCAGTTGGTGACTTGGAAGCAACAGGCTGGCAAAGCGTCACTGGACACTAAGCAGTTGCGTGCAGATCACCCAGAGTTAGTAAGTCAATATGAGAAACAGGGCGCACCATTTCGTGTGATGCGTGTAACGAAAGGAAAAACAAAATGAGTGAGGAAATAAACACAGTGCTGTTGCGTGCAGTGCTAGATCAATACGCAGTACCTGATCCAAAGATTGTGGGAACTATCCCACGCAACGGAATCAATCTGGCGTATGTCAGTCACGCTGATATCACACGCATCTTGATTGAGGTTGATCCAGCGTGGTCTTGGCAGCCTATGGAATGGGTGAATGGCAGACCTGCAATCAATGTTGAGAATGGCACAGCAACCATGTGGGGAACACTCACACTTCTTGGAAAGTCAATGATTGGTGTTGGTTCGGTTCGTGCTGACAAACAAGAATATGAGAAGGAATTGGTCGGAGATTTCTTGCGCAATGCAGCAATGCGCTTTGGAATTGCGATCAGTTTGTGGTCTAAGCAGGACTGGTCAGACAACACCACGATCATCAGCCTTCCAGCAGCACAAGCGAAGCGTGCAGAGGAAGCGAAACCTTATGTTGGTAATCATCCTGCAAAGGGTATGCCTTCACCAAAGGTTGTGCGTGAGTTCGTGCAAGACAGCGAACCAACACCTGATGAGGTAGCGGAGATTGCTGCACAGTTCAATGCCACGATTGTTGAGAACATCACACCAATCACTAAGCCTGTTGCCTCATCTGGTGGCAAGGCAAGCGATAAGCAGAAAGGTCTGATTAGCAAACTTGCCAAAGAAAAAGTGAATGGTGATTGTGTGCCAATCATGCAGCAGTTGTTTAACAAGTCTGCTGTTGGTGATCTGACCAGCAAAGAGGCATCAGGTCTGATCAAACATCTGATGGAGTTGCGCTGATGACTCAACCTTTTGAGGAAATGGATGCGTACAGAAGCGAGATGATCAAGATCTTTGTTGATATGGCTTCAGCAGCACGGGATGTTGTTAGGTCTGATGGCACTGATCGTTTGTCGTTAGAGAAACTGCGAACAGCCCTGTACGCATACAACAACTGGATTGGTGAGAATGAAGCGTGATCATTGGCGAGAGGATGCGTTGTGTGTGGGGCAACCATTAGAGGTGTTCTTTGCTTCGCAAACTCTTGCTGAGGATCGTTGGGATGCAGCAAAACTGATCTGCAAGAAATGCACAGTGAAACGGCAATGCTTGAAACTGGTGATCAATCTCCCAGAGGATGATGACCGTTGGGGTGTGTTTGGTGGTTTGTCACCTGCAGATAGGCGTGTGCTTCGTGACGACATAAAGAGAGGATTGAAAGATGCGTTGTAAATGCACATTCAAACGGATTTTGAACATAACAATTTGTGAACAAGAGGATGATGATGAGTAGGAAATATGATGTGCGGACTTTCCCTGCTAGGGAACTGGTAAAGAAGTTTGATCCAAATACCAGCGTGATAACTATTGCGCAGGCTTTGGAAACTAAGCGTTCAACGGTTTACAAGTGGTTTCAGAATGACACCATGATTACGCAGTGGGCTGCTGATCGGTATGCGGTGAAGTTGGGTATGCACCCATCGGAAGTGTGGGCTGACTGGTTCGCTCTTGAGGCTGTCTAATGCCTAAGAAACTTTTCACTGTTGAAAAAATGCTTGAGCATACAAAGCGGTTATTGTCAGAATATCCTGATGGTCAAATTCCTTATGAAGAGTGCATAATTCCCACACATGATTTCTTTCTAGATTTCTGTGAACGGCTAGTTGCCTTAGAAAAGAAGGTTCAAGGTGGATGAGCGTAAAGGTGAGTGTCAAGGCAATCAAGAGAAATGCAATCTTGATGGTTGCCCGAAGTTTGGCACTCTTGGTGTTGCAGGTCGTGATGGAAAACGCAGGGTGAAGGGCTGCAGTGATCCTGCTGCAAGAGGCAAGCGTTCTAGACGCAAGGGATTGAATAAGCAGCGCACAGCACGCAAGAGGCTTGGTGTTGCACCTTCACACAAGTTTGGTGACGGTAATGAGGAACGCTGGAATGATGCGCTGTTTGCAAACGAAGTGAAAGCAGGGAAGCAGATACAGCCTGCTGTGAACGCTTGGATGCGCATAGAAGCACAGGTGAAGTCCAATGAGGCTGATTATGGTTCACGCAGGAAACCTGCACGGGCTGTGCTGATGCCTGATGATTGGGGAAAGGAAGGGCTTGTGATGATTCGTTTGAGTACTTGGGAGGAACTGGTTGCACCAGCAATGCAAGCGTTCTATGAGGCTGCAGATGAGTAAGCCGTTTGATGCTGCTCTATATCAAGATGATGATGATGCGAAACTTTTGGTGATGGAATGGTTGAACAGCAGAGGTCACAATATTTTGGTGAACCCAGATCAGTATGGGATAGATCTAATCGGATTAGACAGAAGCGATAGATCGTGTGCATGGGAAGTTGAAGTGAAACACAACTGGAAAGGCTATGAGTTCCCATTTGACACGGTTCACTATTCAGTGAGGAAAAGAAAGTTCGTGCAGCCTGATGTGAAAACATGGTTCATTACTTTGAATCATGAGCGCACACGGGCTGTGGTGTTTAGTCATAAGCACTTCATGGAAGGAAGGCTTGTGCAGAAATCAACTATTTACACACAAGATGAATGGTTTGTTGAGATCAGTGTTCGTCACGGTATATTCATTGACTTAGAAAAGGAGGGTGTGTGACACCAGCACAAATTGAGGGAATGGTGGACAGGATCTGTGGCTTGTTTCCAACAACACAGATTGGTCGCAACACTGTTAAGAACGCTTGGGTTACAGATCAGTTCTTGTTGGATGCAGATGTTGATGATGCACGCAAAGTGACTGACTGGATCAAAATCAACAGCGAGAAGTTTCCTCATTCGTTGCGTGAACTGCACAGCATATTTCATAAGGTTTCTGGATTGCATCAAATTAAGAGCGAAATTGAGTGCAAACTTTGCAAAGGTTTGTTGTGGGATGACGGTATTAGTTATTCATCTGATGGGAAACAATTAACACATCAACCCACAGTGGTTTTTCAAGGTCACACCTATAAGGTTGTGCGCCCATGTCCTGCGTGTCGTGGAGAGAATTGGACACCACCAGACAACAGATAGAAGTTTTTACAATCGGCTAGTTGCATGACCCACACTGTTGCAAGGTGAACGGGTAACACACGGAAAGCGTGGGTAGATTGCGCTGCACTGAATTATGTAAGACGAAATAGTTTGGTCAAAAGCGTGAGGCACTGTGAGTTGATTTGGTAGTTGGAGTGAGGCATCCCAACGGGAGAGCATTACAACTCTGTCTCTGCTGTGATTCAACAAATATATATATTTCATGTTCAACTGCTATGCTTAAGACACACGCCGTAGTGAGGCGAACGACCAGCGCAGATGTTGCGCCGTGACGCTCAGGAGAGCAACAGCAAGAAACAAACAAACTTTAGTTCTATATCTATATACAAACTTAGAGGAGGGAAAGTGATGGCAAGTTTTATGAGGAAAGTATTAGTAAGTGTGATTGTGGTTCTGGCAGGTTTTGCTGGTGTAGCGCAAGCGTTGAATGTTGATGAGAAGTCTGGTTCTGTTTATGTAAAGAACAGTTATGTGCCTGATCGTGTGATTGAAGTTCCTTATCCTGTTGCATCTAATGCAAAGTGTGGTCAGTGGTGGCAGTTGATGCACGATCTTGGGTGGTCTGACAAAGACATTGCCAAAGGGGATGCAATTATTTTTCGTGAGAGCCGTTGCAATATTGACAGCGTGAACTCTGCAGATCCAACAACCATTGGCAAGCACAAAGGTTCTTTCGGGTTGTATCAGATCAATCTGTATTGGATTAAGAAAACACGCTGGTATCCAAATGGATTCCTGCAAACAAAATTAGAGCGAAATTTAGTACCAACTGACTTGCTGCAGCCTGAAATCAATCTTGCTGCAGCCCTAGAGATCATCAAACAGAACAGGGCTGATGGGGGCTGTGGCTGGTCTGCTTGGAGGGCTTGCTAACGGGAAACCCATGCTGGATATGGGGTTTCTGAATGATTTGCAATCAGTCGTGGGATTCCCTATATTTGAGGCATGGGGAAGTACCCCAGTCTCAAGAGGAGGGACATCATGGAAACAAGAGTTGTAAGAGGAATTGAAATCCAAGTAATCACTGTTGATGAATGGGACACAGTTTCATTGGAACAGAAAGAACAGAACGCAAAGAAGCACAATCGTGCAACACATGGCATTGAACCATGTCACCTTTGTGGACAAACGATCAGCGACAAGTCGCTTCCTACATCATGGTATGTACATATGTCCACAAATTGCGAACTTTTGCCAATCGGAATTGAAATCGTTGAAGGTTCACAGGGATACTTCCCAATCGGCGCATCATGCGCAAAGCGAATCCCAAAGGCGTACAAAACGAAAATGGAGGGAATGTTCTAAGGCGAAACTGGCGCAAGCCAGTCATTGTGGGATGGTCGCCCACGATCTGATGAGCCAGACCTGATTCAAGAGGAGGATCAAAATGAAACTGATAGCAGCAAAAGAGTGGAACAAAGTGTTTATGGAAAACAGCCAGAAGCACAGAATCAAAGTCATTGCAGAACTTCATTCACTTGGCGGTCAAGAACCATATTTTTCTATTACTGGCGAAGTTGATCGTCAAGCCAAAAATAATCGTTGGATGCCATTTTTGAGTGGTTGCATCCATCAAGAAATACTTGAACACTTCTCGAACCTTCAACCACTTGTTGCAGTTCATTTGTCTGATGAGCAAGGTGTGCCAATGCACGCTTACGCAAACGCTGCATATTGGGCTGGCTACACAAAATATCAGCAGCGTGATATTCCAAAGTTGGCAAAGCACCTGCGTGTAACAGAATGGTTTGCGAAAGACTTGATTGGCTGGCTGGAACACCACTACGGAACAGACTTTGATGAACTAACAACACCAGCAATGGCATGGGCTGGAACTTGCGCAGAAAACGATCTGTTAGAGCAATGGGAAAACCAAGCAAAGTTGGCAAAGTCAATGCTCAATGCTGTTGAGGAGGTTTCAGCATGAATAATTACACTTTGCAGGTGCGCACTCACATCAAATATGGTCAGCGTTACAGCGACACAGTGCGATATGAAGCAAATGATTTAGCACAGGCACACAGCAAAGGAAGGAAGTTTGCCACCAGTGCATATGGTTACAACAACATCACACACATAGAACTGCGCACACTGGATGTGTGTTGGGAAACAAATAACAACAATCAGGAGGGAATCAAATGAAAGAACCAAAGCGCACACTGGATCACATTGAACTGATCCAATCAGACCTAGCACCAATGTTTGAAGTCAAACTGCTGGTGGTCATGGAAGGCTATGTGAGCCGTGAGGAAGGAGATCTGACAGCAGCAGAATGGTTATATAACCTTCTGCAAATGGCATCAGATGGACAGGACATTTCACATGGTGCAAGAGAGTTCATGCGTTCAATGATCTCTACTGGAGAGACACAGGTTCACTTGTGCAAGATTGAGCAGGTGCAGGCATGACCGATATACCTGACATTCAAGTTGCGCTAATTGTTTTCTGTTCAGCAGGTCTGTGGTTCTGTGGGTTCGCTCATGGCAAATGGTATGGAATCCAGAAAGCAGAGAAACGATTTGCAACACAAAGAAAAGCATTAGCAGCAGCCAGAAAGCGTGAGAATCCACACCACTAGGTATGCTGTAATTCTCCTGCGGTAAGCCACGCATCCAGTCTTTCCCCCCTCTTGAGGCTGGATCGCCCATCTGCAATGATGGCGCAGGAACTAGAAAGCAAGCGAGAACGGAGAAGCCAATGACTATCAATGACCTGTTGAACGCCATTTACTTTCTGCGAAAGATCAGCGTTGGACAAATGGAGGTGGACAGGTTAGTTGAAACTGTGGAAGCCTTAGAGAACGAAGTTGAACGCAGAAGGAGAAAAAAATGAGTGAGGACATGAGAGCCGAACTGCAACATTGGCAGGCACGCACAGATGAGATGCAGGTTGCGTTAGAGCGTGTGCGTGAGGATAGAGATGAAGCACGCAACAAGGCACTGCTATTGGAAACAACTAATCAGATGTTGATGGATGAAGTGAAGCAGTTGCGTTCAATGATTGAACGAATCCAAGTAGCAATGTCACAAGGTCAAGAACTCTAGTGATTCAACTGTTGTGCCATAAGTGCAATGTGCTTGTGATCCGTGACCGAATCTATGTAAGCGGATGTGGTTGCGATCCTGATGCGCCGACATGGTGCGCAATACAACCAGATGGAAAACTGATCACCATGAGCCACGCCGAATACACCATTAAGGAAACAGCATGATCCGAAAAGAACTAGAACACCTTGCCATCAACATTGATGAGATACACACACACCCATCCAATGTGCGTCAAGGAGATGTGGGTGCAATCAGCGAATCACTAAAGGCTCACGGACAATACAGAGCGATTGTGTTCCAGAAATCAACAGGCAGAATCCTTGCAGGCAATCACACATGGAAAGCAGCGAAGGCTTTAGGTTGGACACAGATAGCAGCAACACCAGTCATATGTGATGACCAGCAAGCCCTGCGCATACTGCTGGCAGATAACAAAGCCAATGATCTCGCAACCTATGACGAACCAGAACTGATTGAACTGCTGAAGCAACTGGCAAACACAGACGAAGGACTACTAGGAACACTCTTTGATGGTGACGAACTGGATCATTTGATCTCTGATGATCAGCAAGATCAAACAGGAGATCAACTTTCATTTTCAGAAAAGTATGAAGTTGTTATTGAATGTAAAAACGAAAACGAACAAGCAGAACTTTTGGAAAGACTTCACAACGAAGGTCTAACAGTTAGAGCATTAACCATATGAGTATCACACTTAAATCAAACATTGTTGAAACACCAAGAGTTATGCAGATAAGAGGAATGTTTGATATAGAAACACAAAAAACAGAAACAACAACAATAAACGACAATATCCCAGACTTAACAGAAAAAGAATGGAACATTGGTTTAATAGTTGGTGCATCTGGAACAGGCAAATCAACCATTGCCAAAAAACATTTCAACCAACTGCTAGACCCAGAAGTTCAATGGCAAAACAATGCGCTTATAGATAACTTCCCAAAACAAAACACACTCAAAGAAATAGTTGCAACGCTCACATCAGTGGGACTGTCAAGCCCACCAACATGGCTGCGACCATACGAAACACTTTCAACAGGAGAAAAGTTCCGTGCAAACACAGCCAGACTTCTACTAGAACACCCAGAACTGGTAGCAATAGATGAGTTCACATCAGTAGTGGACAGAACAGTTGCACAAATAGCATCAACATCAATCAGCAAGACAGTACGAAAAAGAAAACAAAAATTAGTTGCAGTGTCATGTCACTACGACATAATTGAATGGCTACAACCAGATTGGATTTACGAACCACAAAGTGGTCAATTCACATGGAGGTCACTTCAACCCAGACCAATCATACAAGCCAACATCATCAAAGTTGATAAAGCAGCGTGACAACTATTTCTTTGAGTGTGTTTAGTTCTGGGAAGTTATCTATAAGCGCATTGTTTTGCCATTGAACTTCTTGGTCTA